TCCTTTAATATCCACATCCTGATTATGATTTATGGTGATTTCTTCGAAGTTTTCAGCCTGCATTACAGGAGCCAATTGTATCACAGATGAGTAGTGATCTAATTTCATGTCACCCATATGCGGTAATATTACTCTTCCGTTTCTAACTGACCCAATCGGCATGAAAACACCTACCGTTCCTCTTTTTTCAATCCTTGGCATTTGATGTTTTTCATATCCCTGTTGCAATAATACGGATGGGTCGCCGTCAATCCAGTCTGAAAAGATGATTTTATGCTCAGAAATTAACCACTTGAATTCACGCTTAAATGACAAACCACTATCAGTAACTGTTTTTTTGTCTTCGTAACCAATTCCTTTTATGGTTTTGTGCTCCCATTCGGTTGATTCGAAAAAGATGGGAACTCTTTCATCTTCGGAATCTCCGAACAATAATAGACCCTGCCCTACGGTACAATTTGACAGGATTGAACATTCTTTTTCTGTCAACTCAAAGTAGTCTTTTACATCATTGAGAGACTTCTTAATGTTGTTTCCCATCAGGATATTTATGTAGGTATTCGTCCTGAAGTCCTCACCGACTCCATTCTTTGAGAAATCTGACGGTTGATGTGCTGCAATCCATTGATAAAATAGATGACTCCTACCCTGCGTGAGCCTCTGTAGCATCTGTTCTCTTAATAGCTTATCCCGAAGGTAGACCCCGCCTTCATCAATGGCAAGATAAGTCTCTCGTTCATTGTGAGTGCTGAACCTGGAAGCTATGGCCCCGTTGACGATTACCGACATAAACGTTTTAATTTCGTCAGGAACATTAGCCATGTCAATGATTATGAAGTCTTTATTGAGATCCAGTCCTTTGGTCTGATTACAGTACCTGTTAAACAGCCCTGTTGAGGAGAACTGATATGTTTTATTGTAGAGCGCCTCTGCTGTCTTTTGCTTGGTCCCTAAGTTCTTATTTTCCTTATCAAGCTCCCACTTAAACCTAAGTGCCGGGTATACAGGCATTGGATTAGTGAAACTGTCCGGATCATCCCTGTAAATACCAGCCTGTTCATACACATAATCAAGTGACTCGTCAAGATAACTCGCCATATTCGAGGAAAACTCAGAGGCTAACCAGATACGGTGAGCGTTTATTAGTGTCCCCTTTTTCAGATCATAAAGGTTTTCAAAGATATGTTTTCTGGCTCCCTTTAATTCTGGCTTATTCAGGCCCATGCTCTCAAGGTCAGTCAAGATATCGAGCGGGTTGAAATATTCAGATCCATTGATACCTATATCGGCTATACATCCCTGGCCCCCAAATGCAGCGGCTACAGACCTATAATTTGTGCCTTCATCGGCTTTTGGAGTTGTATATATTATCCTGGCATCTCTCAGAGTCTTCAACCGCATGAGAAGCAGCAGATAAGCATATGTTTTACCGGACCCTGTAGCTCCACACATAGCCAGTGTTTTGGCTGCAAGCCTGTCTGGATCGTAAAATACTTCGTTATTGGTAAGCATATCCTTTCCAAAATACATCCCCGTTTCATCCGTCCGGCTGTTCAGATTCGTTGCGCTGGATAAGATCGCCGCCCCATCTGAACGAACTTCAACCCATGAACGAGGATGTGTATCTGGCCCCGGTAGAGCCGTCTGCAACATCTCAAGCTGAAGCCTGCTAGGAATAGTAACCTCTATATTTTCCCCTCTGATAATGTTTATCAGCTTGCTCTCAGCCTCGAATACTAAGTCAGCGGGCCCGCGCAGAACCACAACAAAGGACGCATGAAAAGCCTTCTGAGACTTGAGATAAATCTCAGAATAGTTTTGAATGATATCCTGATTTTTCATCATAAGTTCGAGATCGTCTTTCTCCGTTCCTTCATGGGCGTTTTGACTCCTTTTGACCCCTGCGTCGAAATGAGCACGTTCGAGCGTTTCCTTTGTGTGGATTCCCGGTAATTGGATTAAACCATTCGATATAAGGACTCGGACCCCATCAAAAGCGAGGTTCTGGATCTGCTCAATAGTTTTGCTGCTGAAGTCTCGTGGGTATCCTTCTGAACCTGTATCAGTTGGTAAACCACATACAATAGTTCGGACTACCATTCTCTGATTAAATACGAGATTAGTATCAAATACCTCAATCCTGCTTGGAAGAATCTTTCTTGCATATGACCTAGACCATGCTTGATTATCTGCGTAGTGTCCAGCATCGTTCCATCTCTTCTTTACATTCGTTTTAAGATTCTTGACTTTTTG